ACCATCAAACTTACGAATCGCATCTAACAGTCCGTCCATGCCGGTGTTGATGCTAAATACAACTTTATCATCTGCCCAAGCTTTTCGGGCGTAAGGACAAGGAGGAAGACCGTTTAACTTTGCGTTTGGTATTTCCAGAAAATCCCTTGACCAGATGCGAATATCACGCTCTACGGGATGCACGTGTCTTCCTTTTTTGCGCTTCGATAAACTTTCTATAAACTGCCGCAGCGGCCGTCTTACCTGCCGCTCTAGCACGTTGTTCCATAGCAATCGCCGCTTGTGTCTTATGAGCATGTGTCCGACCTGACGCTCGAATCTTACGAACAGATGCTTGCGCATCCTTTGCTGTAGCAAACTTCAGACCGTGAATCGTGCCCTTTGGATTTTCATCCGTATAAAGGTCGCTATGCTTTTTTGACTTTGCGGGTTGACCTTTTTTTCTTGGTATTCTTCGCATTCGATTTACCAGCCCTTGACAACGCTATGGCTATCGCTTGCTTATGGGGACGTCCCTCCCTTTTAAGCTTGCGAATGTTTGCGCTTACGGTTCTTTGACTTTTTCCTCTTTTTAGCGGCACTTGGTATTAATCCTTTTGATACAGCACGCGCTCGCTCGGAGAAGCCCATCTTCTCGCCGCTACGTATCTTGCGCCGTATGGTGCTAAGCTTTGCGACCACTTTTGTTTTTCTTCCGAGCAGACATATTCTTTTCGATAGCGGCTTGCCTTACCTTTTCATACCCAGATAGCTTACCATCCTTATCCAAGTCGCCAAGGATAGCACCGGCCTGTAGACGCGGAACATTGGTAGGCAGGTCCATGATATGTTTTTTACCAGCTTTCATACCACCCTTCTTATTTCCATCAGCTCTCAAATCTCGCGCAGCAAGACCGCGTTGTATGTACTGAGTCAAAGACATGGTCTCATCTCGATTCTTGTCGACAAAGTTTTCACGGTATTTCTGCATGAGGTCTGCAGGAATATCTTTTACTTTAACGTTGGTGCCACCGCTTTGTCGCATCTGAATTTCAGCCATGTCAGCCTTTGACATGCCGCGATACACTGGGCCTTCTGCACCCTTCTTAACCGCTAGCTCCTCTTCTTTACCGCTTTCGGTTTTGACACGACGAGTCGCAGGTTTGTTCTTATCGCCAAGAATAAATTTCTCTACAAAGCTTTGCTTACGTAGTGGTACGTTGATGCTCTGACCGGCAGAAATCTTGTTAAGGTCTTTAATTTGTGGGTTTTCTTTTTCCAGCGACTTCAGGGATACGCCCAGAGTTTCGGCAATGCCGCTAAGCGTGTTGCTACCCTCACCGAACTTTCCAGCTTTAACTGAAAAAGTTTTCTCAGGCATCTTAAGCTTACTGCTACCGTCTGGTCGTACAAATAGACTTTTAATCTTATCGCGATTACGCTGTGACATTAGAATTCCCCTGCCTTCATTGCATCCGACAGTTTCTTAGCGCGGCGTCCAACCTGTCGTGCCCAACGCGAGTCCATCATTTCGAGGCTCGCAACTTCATAATTACCCTCGTGGATTGCATTCCACATCTTCTTAAATTTACAAAGGCGTGGCACGCCCATATTGAATGCCATGTCCATCAGTATCAATTGCCGTACGCCGTCTAAATCTTCTACGCATTTATGAACTCGTACAAGCTCATCCTCAACAATCTTGATGTCGTTCATGGCTAAATAACGCGCATCAGCTTCACTGATGCCATGCTCATACACCGCGTCAATGTTCGGTATATCCATGTATGTAAGTTCTTCCTTACTAATGCCTCGGTCTTTCAAATTACGCCCAATACCAATAGTATCTATTCCGAGGCTATCTTTGTACACAGTAAGTACAAGACCTTCATGCTCAATCAGCTTATCTAGAAAATGCGATGTGTTATATTTCATAATGTCTTTCCAAGGATGATTGCCAGTGTTTTCCATTTTAAACATTGACATCTATTTTTTCCTTTTCCTGTCTAAGTACCATCTTGCACAATTAACTACGGTGTTTGTTGTTATCATGGCCACCAACCATATCTCCCACCACTCAATCAACTTCTTCATCTACCCTAATGCACAGAAGCTCTTTGTTCACCTCTTGCGTCATATCAAACTCTGCCACTGTGGACTGAAAATAGCATTGTGCCATCGTATCAGTATGTATCAATGGCTTTACATCAAACTCAAACGGCGTAACCGCCGTCACTAGAACTAAAACCCATGTTTGTGTCATTGCTTCTCATGTCCCATCCAAACCGCGAACGCACCCGTCATAGCCCCAGTTACAACACTAACCAGAGCCGCTTGTTGGCTTGTTGGGTCTTGTAGGGTCATGAACCACTCCACTACCCGCCAAGCGGATAAGGACATCCCAAGCATCATCAGACGTGGCAGTATCTTCCACTTTAGTATTCTTTCCATCGTTACTTCTGCCACGATTTATCCTCACCTGTTCTTCTGTCGTTCTGTTGTGCATATCCCACATCGGTGCCATTGTCATTTTTTCCCAAAAAACTTTGTCGCGCTTCTGACCCCAAAGCTTGCAGCAACAATAACGCCCAAGCTGTACTGGTACCATTCAGGCATTTGCTCCAGCTGTTGAAATCCATTTGCAACTACTTCTTCCATCCCGGGGATGAATGCCAATATTAACGGTATTGAAAAAAGGATTACAAGCCATTCGTCTTTCCACGACGACTGACTGCCACGAGCCATTTCCAAATCCCACTCAAGCTCACCGGTGGCTTTTCTTTCCATAATAGTCGCTTCAGCTTTCGCCTTAGCAACCTTAGCGCCGGTCTCAGCCTTAGTCTTCTCAACTTTGCCCTCCAGCCATGTCCCTGCCAAATTAGCTATGGGACCAATTAAGAGATTTAGCACTTCCATCTCCTACGTGCTTGCCGCAGACGGCTGTTAGGATTCTTAGCCGCCTTTGGAAACTTCTTCATTTGTCCTGCGCTTCTAGCACAGAAAGACTTACGGCGCTTAGCTGCTTTACTTCCGGGCTTGACTTTACCGGTGACAGCTGTTTTAAGTTTGGAACCTGGGTTCATACGGCGATATGCCTTAACCCCAGCCTCCGTCATCCCCGCACCAGATTTAGTGGAGCGAAAATTCTTCTTATTGCGTCGTGGCATCTTTGAGGGTTTGCGTGCCATTATGTTGCAGCACCCTCAGGCTCTGAGCACTTAAAATAAAAGTTAAGTGGAACCGGCGTCACATACATAATGCCTTGAACCATCTCATCTACACGTACACGGCATTCTTCGCGAGTCTCGTATGGACCGCGTATATCTTCTGCTGTTATGCACTCACTAGGGTCTGTTACCCCCAACGCACAGAATACCACTACCGCTGTAAACATAATAACCTCAAAAAAGAAGGGCGGAACTTACGTTGGCAAAATTCCGCCCTATCTGCGACTTGAGCGGCTACAGCGAACCCCGCAGGAATAAGTGCAGCATCAAGCTTGGCTGGCAGGATAGGGGCATCTAGCCCCTCTCGTACTCAAGAAAGCCCTCAGCAACCAACGCTTTTTCAACATCCTCAACGCTAAAGTCTTTTCCAGTACGTTCTTTAAGTGCAGCCCGAACATAATATACGTGATGGCTCGGTACATGCACCTTATAATGTCCATATGCCTCATATTCCGCACACAACTGCTCTAATATTGAGCCGTGTCGTTGCTTTTTAGTCATAATGCATATATTTTATCACAAATACAGGTATTTGTGAAGGCTTCTAATTGTCAATCAAGAAAAATTACGCACAGGTGCGTTTTTGGTCTTGACAGGGGGGTCAAAAAAGTGATATAAATTCTTGTTTTTCTTTTTTCCCTTTTTTTCTTTTTCAGGCGACACCTTGAGCTTATGGTCGAGATAATAAAATCCATAAAAAACGGTAGAAAGAGAAGAAAAAAGGCATATAAATCCCCTGTAGTCTTCTGGGGAAGTAAATGGGTGAAGGGAAATGACCAAAATAAACAGAATAAATCCAATAGTGAAAGCACTATGGACAAAAAAACAACAAATAATACCAAATAAAAAGAAAAAAATACCAAGAAAAGAAAAGTACAGGAAATCTCCCCCAGCGCTGCTGGGTTTTTTTATGTCTAGATGACAGGGGGTCGCGTATACTTATGGCCGCGGACTGGTATATGGCTTAAAAATCCCAATCTCGGGTCGGATTCGTACACAAGTAACTGGTACAGCCCCCGTGGCCCATGCGTACCCGCGCTAGTCACACACTAAGCCGTTGATTTTACTAGGTTTTTTCTTATGGTAATTTTGTTTCAACCAGGAGCAACGAAGTTGCGACCAGGTCGCCAGCTGCGCAACCATGTTAGTCATGTTCTAGCCTATGCGCAAGATTGTTGCCGCCACCCACCTATAGAGTGATGCAGGAAATGATGCAGGCATGGCGGCTTGTGCAAATAAAAAGCACCACGCCAAAACTAGATAACGCTTGCCAATCATGCACGGCATGATAGTCCGAGCTTGTCGAGGACAAAAATGATAGAAGTATCGCTTTAGCGATTCCTTATGATAGAAATTTGTACCATATGTTGTGTCCGACCAGGTATTGGACACAAGATGTAGTGGTACTAGATGTTGTTTCCGCCCGGGCATCGGGCACAATATGTTGTATGCCCTAGTCTAGCCTTGGAAAATAGCGCGTAAACCATTGAAATCATTAGGAAAAATACCACGATGTCGTGGGTTTTTGTGTAATAAAAACAATGGCTTACCTGGATTTTGAAACAATATTTCGCGACACACCCTATCAGCTGCAACTTTATTATAATAATTCAGCAGCTGTTAAGTTACTGTTTTTATTGAGGGAATCGGCTTTGTTTGGTTATCTTGCCTAGTCTGGTTATAATGTTCAGACCAGCCCAAAAGGGGCTGGCAACCGTTGCATTTTTGCAACACAGTGGCACGAAAGGAACAAGCCATGACTTACATTTCAACCGTTAAGACCGCCGACGAAGCCCGCGCTAACATCCGCGCTGGACTGCGTACACTCGAACAAAACGAGCGCCAAAAGACGCGCATTGTCGCCGACCTTGCAACCAGCCTCGCCGACTTGCTGACTTTTACGCCGGACGAAAGCCGCGATTACAACGGCGCAAAAGAAATCCTGCGCGGCATCGTGTCGGACGTAGTGCCGCAAAATGCGGAAACCGGCAAGCCGGAAAACAGCCTTGTGACGCGCATGATGTCGTCAGCTTCCGATGCCATCCGGCTGGCGATGCTGATTTTGAATGGCGACAAGACCGGCTTTGTGTCCGGCTATGTTCGCAACGATGCCAGCGATTATGTCGATGCCTCGACCTTTGCCGGTATGAAGCCAGACGCGCAAAAGCGGCATGCGCGCGAGGTCTTCTGGAATCGTTCTAAGACGTTTCCAAGAATGAAGCTCGCGGGGACAGATGTTGCCAGCCCGACCGATTTCGTGATGCCTACCGTCGACGAAATGAAAAAGGCTTATAAGGTTCATTTCGAAGCGGCCGACCTGAATAGTGACCGGACAGGCTTAAAGCCGGCCGAGCGGCCAGAGGGTGATGGCATCCAGACGAATGGCCAGCTGGTCAAAGCGGTTGCCGAAATGAAGGCTTGGCTTAAGGCTGGCAATCTTCTTTCGGCCGACGATAAGCAGACCGCGTTAATGCAAGGTCTGGCCGACGCTATCGACAAGGGCATCGCGGCAC